CTTGTGCAGATACCTCTTTAATTTGAGCTTCTGCATTAGCTTGAAAACCTTTAAGGTTCTCTGCCATTTCGTTGATTAAATTTTCCATTTTTACTTTTTAAATAGATTGTTAAATTGCTTAATTGCCTTTAATACTTCCTCGTTATTCTTTTCTTCTACCACTGGTGTCGGCTCAACTGCTTCAGCGGGTTGAGTGATTGTTTCAGTAATTTCCAAAGCCAATAATTCAGCTTGTATTTGTTTTATTTGAATCTCCATTAAAGCAAAGGTGTCATCTGTGAATGTACCACCTCTAAATGCCTTAATTAAGTTTTCTAATCTTATTGATAAATTTTCTTTAGTTTCTTTGAACTCACCCTTGAATCCCAATGTTGGTGTTTCTGGATTAGCACCCCAAAGAACCGCAGAACCTTCATATAGTTTTAATTCGGTAATTGTACGCACACCAGTCTTTTGGTTTACATCCGACTTTAACGTACTAAAACCGATTGAGTGTTGATTGATTAAACCAGCTTCATATAACTTGATAGCGTCTTCGCCACATTCAGTTTCTATTAAGTCGGTAACCGCAACAAGCATATCGCCTTCTATGTATAACTCTTTAGGCTTCCCTAAAGTGTGTGCCATATCAGCTTTGTGATCTACTAAAGACCAAATCATATTCTTGCCTTTTGGTCCACGTTCTTTGATAGTCTTGGTAAACGCTTCAGCAACGATAATATCGTTATCTAAATCAACGTTACCAATCCTTGACCAACACGCTTTTACTGTTCTTGATTCTGGCTCTATATCCAAAATCATATCATTGTAGCTTTTGTTTTCAATCTTACTCATATAACAAAGTTATTAATTTTTTTTAATCTGCTAACAAATCTCTTATTAAATTAGAAATTTGCATTAAAGCCACGTTATTAATTAGATTCCAAACTAACCCCATATCTCCCATTGGTGGGTTATCTTGCAATCTTTTTGGCTTTCCATCTTCTCCTCTAACGGCTTCATAGCCTAACGTACAACGGCAGTTGATAACATCGCCAGCACTTCCACTTGGGTCGCAAGGATGTAACATCTGCTCAAAACCGCCATTCTTAGTTTTAACATTAAATTTTTCATCGTATGCTACTTTTATTCCGTCCATATGATAATGGTCAAACTGATCTCGTGGCACTCGTCTTGTTCGGTTATCTCTTGCTGCTATCCACTCTTTCATAGTTACAAGACCTGTTGATGCCGTGCCTACCATTGAGCCTATGTTCGCTGCTCTACCTGTTTCCGTTCTTGCTATCATCTCCGCTCTGTAATCTGTTATCCCAGCCGTTCTTAATAGCTTGATTGTTTCTTGTAGAGTTAAACCTTCATCAACTGATCTTATTAAGTATTGTTGAATTTGGTTTTTAGTTGTTTGAGTTATCTCTGCTGCTATATTATCTAAGCCTTTTAATTCAAGATAGGTCAGCATCACATAAGTAAACAAATCAGTCTGCTTACTTTTGAACTCCTCTGGTCCGAAATAACCTTTAACCGACTTTGATACGTTCTTCTCGGCAATTTGTGCCATCTTAACCCCCATTGCAATATGAAGGTTTTGGATGGTCTTTTTTATCTTCTTATCGCTAATAGCGTTTAAATCTTGGGTATCGCAATAAGTATCTACCTGCCTTTGTAGTTCTTTCTTGAACTTTGGCGAATAGGTTTTTATTGCGTTTAAATATAGTTTCCTATAATCTTGCCAAATCATTATTCTGGTATTGTTAATGGTTGGAACTCATCTGGACTTTGTAAACTTGATGGAATGTATAATTTTTCCATTTCAGCTTGGTCAACGTAATCTGGAATCTCTAATCCCATTATATCCATCTTTTGCTTAGGTGCAATCCACCAAGCCTTATCTAGCCATTCTACTTGCTCCGATTTGTTAGCTTCTAATTCGCCATAAACAGTTGGGTCAAAGTCAACATAAATATCTGTATTTCTGTAACCCCAATCACTATGTAATTTTCTATTTAAGTTATCTCTAATACCTACTAACAAAGGAATAGCACAACGTACTGTCAATGCTTTCTCTCCTTCTCTTTGGTTGTTATAAGTCTTGTTATCAGCATCGTTTAATAATTGAGAAGGTACTCCGTAAATATTGCAAAGTGCTTTCATATCCCACTTCTCACTCTCAATAATATCTAATTCAACAGGACTTAATCCGATTTGTTTCCAATCTACTTTGTAACCACTAACCGCAATAGAATTAAAGTTAGCTGATCCACCCTTCTCGCTTACTGCTCTCTTAAGTGCTTGTGCTTGTTGCGTTCCGCTAATTGGGTCAAAGCGTTCATCATTCATAAATAGAACTCCAGCTGGACCACCATTCTGGAAAGATGCAACAGCTGCAGTCTTCGCTTCGTTCGAACGAGTCAAGTTTCTCGCAGCAGCCATTAAAGGAGATTGACCATATAGTTGATTCCCAGTTGTATTCCATTGTGGATTGAAGTATTTATCTTGTAATATTTCTTTCTTAGTAAAGTTCCAAAGTGGACCATAATTTAATTGGTAACCAGCAATCGTTGGAGGGAAGTTTTGTATATCCGCTAACACGTACATATATTGAGAAGGAAGCACGTACATTTCATACGGCTTTCCTGCATTAATAGATTCCCCTTCTATCATCTTTGCATAGATAAAGGAGTTACCTGTTATTAACTTAAATGAACACCAAGCCTCTACGAAATCGCCAAATGTATCTTCTTGGTTAGGATATTTTAATAACTCGTTTAATCGTGCATCTTTTGTATATAGTTCAAACGCTTTCTTATGTAGCTTCTCCATTTCCTTCCAGTTCTCAATCTTATCTGGTTGGCTCATTAACGCTTTATATTTCTTTGCAGAAGTTTCATCTACAACTCTGTAAACGTGGAATGGAGCAAGTTTTGCTTTGTCCGTAATTAATTTAACGATAGAATAAACTATATCATTTGCTGAATAACCATCATTAACGAAACTAATGTTATCGCCACCCTGCCAAGTTATTATCCCTTGTTGTATCGCAACTTGTCCGTTAAAAGGAATTTGAGGTAGTACAGTAGATAGTTTTTGTCTTTTACCAAAAAAGTCAAGTAATCCCATTATATATGAATTTTAACAAAGTTAGACAATTTATCCTAAAATACCGACACCTCAAATTTTAGCTTGGTTAAGTGTGTAAACACGGCATATCTACAAGCATCCATCAAGTCATCATTTGCCTTTACTGGTTCTTCAATTACGTTATCGTTTTTATCCTTTTTCCATTTGTAAGACATAAACTCCCTTCTAAGGTTTTTGCTATTGTAGTGCAAGTTTATAGGATAAGACTTCATTTTTACAATACCCGCCCATACATCTTTCTGTGCTGGTTTAATGTTAAACCCTTGTCTGTAAAGTTCCTCAATAGACTTAGGCTCGGCAGCATCCGCATAGATAGTTGCTCTTTCAGGTAGCTTCTCCTTAATCAATCTTGATAGGTCGCTCAAAGTCAATCCGCTTTGATAAACTATTTCCTCAAAGTAGTTCTGTCCTTCGTGATGCGTAACCTTTATAAGTGCAGCTGGGTGAACATAACCAAAGTCTAATCCGTAAAATACATCCCCATCAGGCGCTTCATCATATTGTTTCCATTGAGTATAAATAATTTCCTTTGCAGAGCCTCGTTCACCTAAGCCGTACACCTTCCACATAAAGTCATCTGGTAAATCTTTGTATTGCTCAATGTTTCTTATTTGGCTATCGCTTAAGTTAGTGATATTGTTTAGATAGGTGGAATGTATGCGCTTATTTTTAGGGTTATCAGCTACCTCATAAACCCAAGAAATAAAGTCAGCAGGATTCCAATCTAAGAATGATTGTCCTGTTGTTCTTATCAATAGCTGGTCAAATAAAGCCTTACTAATTAGGTTTGCCTCGTTTACGAATAGTATATCCCTTGCTGGTCCTTTTGCTTTGTCTGGGTCTTCTAATCCAAATAACTCAATGTATGATCCGTTCTTAAACGTATAAATGAAATCCGTATATCGGAAATCCTTTTCATCCCAGATGTTCCATTGCTCAAGTATATTTTTAAAGTCCCTGTAAACTCCACGCTTAATATGTGGGAGTGAGTGAGATACCATTGAAATCCTTATGTTGGGATTGCTTATTGCTATGTGTATTAGTAACTGAACAACAGAATAGCTTTTACTTGATCTTGACCCACCTTCATTGCATATTATAGGATAACCTTCTTCGTATGCCTTTTTATTAGCATAAAAGACAGGTGTAGCCTTAATCTTTAATTGGTTGACAATCTGCATCTGGTTCTATTGTGATTTGCACATTACCCTTTATGTCAGCGGTTATGTCGGTTGTTTGTTTAGGTTTACCTTCTAATCTATCAACTACTGCCTCGTATGCTCTTTGGTCGCCTTTCAAAGCCTTGCTAATCATTTGCATATCCATCAATTCAAGTACAGTAAAATCTTCATCTTCACCTGTAATTGGATTCCTTCTTTTTTGTACTAATTCAAGCAACCTAAGTAAACGAGTCTTTGAGTTTTGAACTCCTTTAGG